GTTCAATGTATTCCTTACTATGGAACAGGCGGGAAATGGAAAGAATGTATTCCATACTACGGCTATAACGGTGGATGGAAGGAGGTAGAATAATGTTTAAGATTTATGATGGAAGAGAGCATTTCTATCAGTGGGATTTAGACAGAAAACTTATTGTAGGCGACCGCACTATTCAAGCGGTTCATTTCTGTAATCGCACTGGTGCTTGTGCCATTACTCGTGATTGCTACGATGTAAATGGTATGTGGCTTGTAGATGTTCCAAACTTATGCCTACAAGAAAGTTATCGTCTAAAAGTCTATGGTTTCAGTGCTGCTAAATACACTACTGTTTCCTCACAGTTTGATGTAAAGAGCCGCACCAAGCCAGACGGATATGTTTATACAGATGATGAAATCAACTGCTGGCAGGATTTAGACCAGCGTGTTGCCGCACTGGAAGAGAACCCAGTAAGCGATGAAGCCATTGCTGCTGGTATTGATAAATACCTTATCGAAAATCCAATTGAGGTTGGTGCTACTGACGCAGAGAAGGAGCAGATTGCCCGCAACACAGAAGACATTGCGGCTTTGAAGTCAAAGGCTGACACCCACGCAACAGAAGAGTATGTTGATGCCGCAGTTGCTAATGTGAAGGTAGATGTTGATTTAACTGGCTATGCCACAGAAGAGTATGTAGATAACGCAATTGCTAACATTGATGTAGGCGGTGGCGGCAGTGCTATTGAGTATGTCAATGCCACTGGTGAAGAAACCATTGAGTTAGATAAGACCTATGAAGAAATAATGGCAATGATTGATGCGGGTAAGGTTGTAGTAATCAACTATAACGGAAACCTTTATCACCAATTTAGTGATAGTCCTAATTTCCGCTATGTAGGGGATATGGAAAATCGCGTAATTAGTTTCAATAAGAGGGACTACTCTGTTAGATATAGTGAGAATATCATTCCAGCATATGAAGATGTTGGAACAATCGTTGAGGAAATGTTAGAAGACCGCAACTACCAGACCGCAGAACAAGTTAATGCTGCTATTGAAGCCTATGTAGGGGTGATTGAGAATGGCACTTACTGATAAATTAACCTCTATCGCAAATGCTATACGCGAAAAAGGCGGCACAACCGATAAACTTACACTTGATGCTATGCCTAATGCTATCGCCGCAATTGAAACTGGTGGTGGTAGTGGGGAAGATGGTGTGCCTAATCCTATTGTGATTAAACCAATAAGTAATGGTATATTTGCTAATAACAACCTTGACTGGATATTAGAAAACTATGGTGATAGAGTAGAAATCCAAGGAATGAGTAATATTGTATTAACTGATATGTTTAAGAACACTATTACTACAAAACCTTTGATTGCTAACTATCCAATTACTTTACCTACATCTGCTACTTATTTCTCAACTTCGGATATGTTTAATAATACAAATGTTGTAATGACACAAGAAATGGCAGACGAATTAGCAGATAAGATGTATGACCCAAATAGGATGTTTTATGAATACAAAGGCGAAACTATACCATCCCTAACATTTTATAATGGTACTACTTCAAACTTTAATCAGTTCATAAATAACAGTCCAAATGTAAAAGAGATTGGCACTATTTATAATATGAAACCAAGTGGCTACTGTTCTAATCTATTTGCTGGTAATTCAAATGTAAGAGAGTATAAGTTAGAGAACTTTGATTTCACTTCTACGCATACACAATCTCTGGCTTATCTACATGCTTGTTTTAGTCGTAATTATTCACTACGCACTGTTGATACTGCTTTCTTAAAAGAGTATTGGAATAATAAAACTACCAATAATCAGTTAAATAGCACATTTGAATATTGTGCTTCTTTGGATGAAGTTGTAGGTTTAAGCCCACAGACAGAAACACTAACTTCTAACGGTTTTCGAAATACATTTATCTATTGTTATCGCTTAAAGAATATTATCTTTGATACACAGGATGATGGCACACCTTACATTGCTGAATGGAAAAATCAAACTATTGATTTAAGCATATATGTTGGTTGGGCTGGTTATAGTAATGCTGATAAAGATATTACTACCAATTACAACAGCGGCATTACCGCAGATAAGGAAGTAACAAGTAAGACTACATACAATGCTTTAAAGGATGACCCTGATTGGTGGAGCCGTGATTTTAACTTCTCCCGCTTCAATCACGATAGTGCGGTAGCAATGATTAATAGCCTACCAGACACTAGTGCTTATCTTGCTACACAAACAAGCGGCACCAATACAATTAAGTTCTATTCTAATGCTGGTTATAGCACCGATGGCGGTAGCGTAAGCCAACTAACCGAAGAAGAAATCGCAGTGGCAGCGGCAAAGGGTTGGACTATTAGTTATACAGTCTAATAAGGAGGAAATAATATGAAAGCAAAAACATTCGCATTAGTGCGTTATGATGCTGATGAAGGCAAGGTGTTTGATTGGAAGGAACCTCGCTTCATTGAAAATGAGGAAGGAGAGCAAATCCAAGAGCACCTATATGCTACCACCCTCTTTATTGGTGGTAATGACAGCATTGATAATTACATTGAAGTTGAGGTGATTTGATGTTTTACCTTAACAAAAACATTCCGTTAGATGCGGCGATACTAACAAAGATGATTAACCGTTTTAACATCGAAGTAAAGCCGCGACTAACAAAGAATAAGAAATATTACGATGGTATTCAAACCATCTTACAAAAATCCTATGCCGACCCAAGCAAGCCATGTAGCCGCACCATTATTAACTACTGTAAGAACATTGCGGATAGTTATGCGGGCTACCTTGCTACACCCGGCTACATTAGTTATACCTCTGACAATGACATTGAGGAAATTATGAATATTCTACGCTACAACGATTATCAGGCAGAAGATAGTGATTTCCTACTTGATGCTCTTGTATATGGTATTGCGGCAGAACTAATGTATATTGACGAAGACGGTCATACACGTTTCCGTCTTATCAATCCTACTTCTTGCTTTGGTGTGTGTGATGATAGCCTAACAGGGGACCTACTCTACTTTGTTCGCATTTATGCGGCAAGTGAATGGGATAACAGCAACACATATTTTGTAGATGTATATAGCAACAATTCCATTACTCAATATAAGATGAGTGGCGAAAACGGACAATTGATTTTTATTGACGAATAGCCGCATTTCTTCTCACAGGTTCCCGCGAACATTTTTGCTCTTCCAGATGAAAAGAGCATTTTTGATTGTATCCTAACATTACAGGATGCCGCAAATGAAATCGTTAGTGCTGAAATTGATGATTACAATGCTTTCTGCGATGCTTACTTAACCCTTATTGGTGTAGATGCTGACAATGATGATGTAGCCGCAATGAAGCAGAACCGCATTCTACTTCTACCAGAAGGAGCAGCGGCACAATGGCTAACCAAGAACAGCAGCGACACCCAAGTAGAGAACATCTTAAAGCGTATTCAAGAAAGCATCTATCGCATTGCCGCCTGTCCTGATTTCAGCAGTGAAAGTTTTGTTGGTGGTGTAAGTTCTGGTGTTGCTATCCGTTATCGTTTAACTGGTATGGAGACAAGAGCGGGAAAGATTGAAGGTGCTATGAAGAAGGCACTACAACGTCGAGTTGAAATCATTGCTGGTATTGCTTCTCTCAAACTTGGAGAAGAGGTATTCCGCGATATTAACATTGATTTCAAACGCAATATTCCAGAAGACAATACTTCTCTAATCAATATGATTAATTCCTTAAAGGGAACTGTAAGCGATGCTACACTTCTTGGTATGCTTCCATTTGTTGATGATGTAAATGCGGAGTTAGAAGCCGTAAAGCAACAGCGAGAAGAGAATATGTCTATCTATGACTTTGGCTTTGACGAAAAAGAGGAAAATTGAAAAGAGGTCTGGAAAAATCTTTACTAATCCAGACCTCTTTAAATTACTTTCTTGTTGGTAGGAGGTAAAGCAATGAGTAATTATTGGGCTAAAAGAATTGCTCGTTCCCAAGACCAACTAACACAAAGAAACATTAAGGAAACCGAAAAGCAATTAGCAAAATACTATGCCACTACTATGGCTGGTGTTTTACAAGCCTTTGAGGATACTTATAACAAGTTGTTAGCAACTATGGAAGCGGGTAAGGCTCCTACTCCTGCGGACTTATACAAGTTAGATAAGTATTGGCAACTACAAGGTTAGTTAAGACAAGAGTTAGAGAAACTTGGCAACCGTCAAGCGGTTCTATTGAGTAAGAACTTTGAGCGTAATTTTAATGAAGTTTATAACTCAATGGCAATGCCAAGTAGTAAAGCCTTTACCAAACTTGACACCACAACGGCAAAACAGATGATTAATAGTGTGTGGGTTGCTGATGGTAAGAGTTGGAGCCAAAGAATATGGGGCAATACCGATAAACTACAAGCCGCACTCAACGCACATTTGATTGAGTGTGTAGCCGCTGGTAAGCCCGCAACAAAACTTAAAAAAGTATTACAGGAAGACTTCAATGTGAGTTTCAACAGGGCTGACGCATTAGTTAGAACTGAAATGGCACACATACAAACACAGGCGGCACAACAACGTTATAAAGACTACGGCATTAAACAGGTTGAAGTATTCGTAGATGAAGATGAAAAGACTTGTGAGGTTTGTGCGGCAGAAGAAGGAAAGAGATACAACATCAATGATGTTATGCCTGTTCCTTTCCATCCGCGTTGCCGCTGCTGTATGGTTCCTGTAATTGATATTGATGATGATGACTAATACTTGTCTTTCAGGGGCTAGACATTAAAGAAGCAACTATTAGACAAGGGGCGGCAGTGCCGCAACTTATGGAGGTAATAATTATGGAAAATACTAACATTGAAAACACCGGTGTTGAGACAGTAGATACTACTGCTAATGAAGTAAAGACATATACCCAAGAAGAGGT